GGAGCCGCTGGAGGGACGAGCCGGAGTCAAGCCGAGCCCTCTGCTCGGCGATCGTACGCTCGGCCTCCCCCCGAAGGTTCGTGACGGCGTTGGCCGAGGTGGGCGGCGCCCAGGCCGGGGACTGAAGCTCGGTGAGGGCGTTGCTGAACTGGGAGCGCCGGGCCGTCTCCTGGCTGGCTGCCGCCCGGTACATGGCCGCCGCCTGCGGGGAGATGCCCGCCCCGCCGGCCAGCTTGGTGTAGTTGGCCGCCGCCGTGCCGGTCTGGCCGATGGCCGCCTTGTAGAGGTCAACTGCGGAGGGCATGGCTCAACGGTACCAGTCGTCCACGATGGGGTAGTTCTGCTCGGAGCGGAAGGCCAGCACCGACCGGAGCATGTTGTCCACCTCGGCGTTGAAGTGGGCCCAGCGCTGCTCGTACTGCTTCAGGTTGCCGTCGTCCTGGTAGGCCAGGGCCAGCATGCCGGTCACGAGGATGCGGTGGAACTGCTCGGGCCAGGCGGGCTCGGCCGTGGTTGCCAGGTCCGCCACGTTGGCGACGTACTCGATCTGGAGGTTGGTGTTGGCCTCGGCCAGGGGGAACAGCTCGATGGTGGCGTTCCGCAGCCGGTAGTGCGAGGGCGTCCCCCGCTCGGTGCTGCCGAGCACCCAGGAGTCCTGCTGCTGCCGGCGGTCGGCCAGGGGCACGAGGGGGAAGTCGTTGGTCAGGTTGTAGACCGAGTGGACCTGGAAGGTGTCGGCCGGGAGGGCAGCCGAGCGGCTGCCGGCGGTCACGGTGACGCTCGTGCTCTGCGCTTCGAGCCAGGGCCAGAGCGGGGTGCGCCCGTTGGCGAACTGGTAGGCCGTGTTCAGGTAGGTGCTCCAGGTGGCTGCCGTCACCACGTTGTTCGAGGTGTCCCCGAAGCGATCCTCGGCCATGTCGATCAGGGCGTCATGCGTGCTCACACCCGGAGCTTAGTTCCCCTTGGCCGGGGCGAGGCCGATGCGGATGCGCTGGATGAAGGCAGCCTCGGTGTCCTCGCCGCTGGTGTTCCAGTCCAGCTTGATGTACTGGGAGCTGGAGCCCGAGTTCGGGAACAGGAAGCGGAGCCGGCGCTGGAGGTTCGCCCCCAGGTTCTCGACCGAGCGGGCGACCGAGCCGCCGTCGTCGTCGTTGAAACGGGTCACCGTGAAGTCGTTGGCCGTGGCCGCTCCCGTCTCGACCCATATCTGCACCTCACGGATGCGGACATCGCCGCCGTCCTTGGTGTACTGCGGGGCGCTCGTCCAGGAGCAGGACGGGGCGCCGTGGGTCGTGGCATTCTGGATCGACAGCGAGCTGCGGTACTCGGTCATCGTGGCGTCGCCGGCCTCGGAGAGAGAGGCCCCCCAGATGGAGTAGCGGGAGTTGTCCGGCAGCCAGAGCGCCTTGTCGTCGCCGTCCGGCTGGGAGATGGTCAGCCAGGCTCCGGTCCGCATGTCTCGTACCTTGCCGCCGGGGACGAACAGGAAGTCGCCGATGTACCCGGCCATGCCCACCACGCCGATGCCGGGCACGGCGGTGTTCATGTAGCTCAGCGTCGGGGGGACGATGGCCTTGCCGAGGTCCTCGAAGTTGCGCCCGTCCGTCAGGAACACGGTGCCCTTGCCCTCGATGAACACAACTCCGCCGGGGGCCGGCGTCGGGCGGATGGGCCAGGGGCCGGCCGGGTGCGAGCCCGCCAGCTCACGGACGACGGTGTTCGAGTTCGAGATGTCGCCCTGGATGGCGACCCAGGGGGCGCCTTCCTTGCCGACCAGGATGTCCGAGGGCTCCTGGCTGGAGAGGGCTGTGATGTTCGAGCCTCGGCCCGAGGGGGTCACCTCCAGGTAGTTGGCCGTGGGCTCGGTGCTGCCGACGTTCGAGTAGTAGAGCTTGCTCGTCCCGGACTGGGCGAACATCCAGCGCCCCTGGTTGACGATGAGGCCGCTGATCTTGACGTTCTGGATCAGGGTCACCTCTCCGTCGTTGCCGATGTCGGGCTCCTCGTAGCGGATCATGTAGAGGCCGGCCCCGGCCAGGGTGAAGCCGGCGTCGTTGTAGTTCAGGCCGAGCAGCATCCACCGGGTCCCGTTCTGGTCGATGAAGGGCTCGAAGAACGCCTGGGCGTAGTGGTCGGTCGAGGCCGGGTCCGGGTTGTCCGGGCTCCAGGTAGTCAGCTCGGTCCAGGTCGTCTCGTTGTTCGTCTCGTCCATGCGGTAGAGGCGCAGCTCGTTGTCGCTCGTGTCGTACTTCATGACGTAGCGGTCGGCCGCCGTGCCGAGGCCCACGCCGGAGCGGTAGGGCACGCCGACGTGGGAGCCGATGCCGATGATCCGGTTCCCAGCACTGATGTCCATGCCCGAGGTCGTGATCGAGGCATCGTCCATGAACGGCCGGAGCCCGCCGTCCTGGAGAGGGAAGGCGTCCGACAGCGCCTGGGCGGCGTTGTACGGCATCGTGGCCCGGTTGCGGGTCCACAGGCCGGGGGTGAAGTCCTTGATGTCCACCCAGTCGAGGTGGTAGTTGTCAGGCATCGTCCCGCTTCAGGTCCTTCCGGTCCCGGGTGCCGGGCATCCCTCGGAACACGTTGCGGGGATGGTTCCGGTCGTGGTTGAGCTGGTAGAGGTGCTCGGCCATCGCCCCGGCCGCCTCCTGGTACTCCCGGGAGTTGGCCTCGTCCAGGGCGGCGTTGTGGGCGTCAATCCGGTCGAGCACGCTGACGTGGCCGGGCCGGCTCGGGTCCATCGCCACGAGGTGCTTGATGATGAAGGGGGCCTCGTTCGGGTGCCAGGTCCCGATGCGCTGGTATCCGTGGTTCTCGGTCGTGCGCCAGACCTCCAGGCGCTGCGCCACCGGATAGCCAGCAGGCACCCAGCGCTTGACGTTGGGGTCGTACCCGGCCTTGCTCGTGCGGACTTGGCCGATGACCAGCTCCATCCGGGGATCACCCGGCCAGCCCTCCGTGGGGACGCCCTCTCGAAGCTCTCGGTCGAGCAGCTTCCACTCCATCGGCACAGTCGTCATGGCTGCACCCTACAACGGCAGAAGGCCCCCGGAGGGGCCTCCTGTCAGAGTACGCCGAACAGGCGGAGGAAGATGAGGACGGCGAGTACCAGGAGAGCCCCGGCCACCCAGCCGCCGTTCATGCCAGCGGCCCGAAGAACCGGCAGGCGGGCTTCGCTTGCACCGGCCCTTGCCAGCCGATGAACCGCAGGGGCGGGGCCGGCGCCGGTACCGGCACGGGGGCCAGTACCTGCTTGCCCGGCTGCGTGAACCAGCGGCACGCCTTCATCAGAAGGTGGGCTCCGCCACCGTGACCACGACGTGGGCGTTGCGGGTGAGCGTCTCCAGGTTGAAGTAGCTCTTGTACCGGGCCTCGACGGCGTCGGAGCCGTCCAGGGCCTTGTAGAGCACCCGGCCGTCGTCCTCGTCCCACTCCCAGTCGAGGCCCACGAACCACTCCATCTCGGAGGTCGTGATCCCGAAGATGCGGGTCGAGGGGCAGTAGCGGTCAACCAGGAGGACACCTTGCGCCACGGCAAGGCCCTTCCAGCCGGCCTTCAGGGTCATCTCTCGACCCTCGTACCGCTTCTGGGACTGGAGCTGCGAGGCTAGCTTCCGTCGCTGGACGTGCTCGGTGATCCAGAGGTTCGGCGTGCTGCCGTCGCCATCCGTCTCGACTTTCTCTTGCGCCTCCTCGAACAGCGTCTCGGAGATGCCGGTCGAGCTGGAGCCGGCGGTCAGGCCGTTCCAGACGGGGTTCGAGGCCGCCGTGATGCCGGCGTAGTTCTGGGTGCCGAGCAGGAAGGGTAGGCCGTTGATTTCCGTCTCGCCCGAGGCGTAGTTACCCGAGCGGAACAGCATGTCGTTGTCGCCCGTCGAGTCGTCGTCGTCCACCGTGATCGAGGGCGTCGCCGGGTTGATGGCCGTGATGACCATGCCGGCGCCGTCGAGCGCACCCGTGGTGACATCGACAGCGTCGAGCGTCTCGCCGACGAAGAACGGCCTCGTGAGGTTCGAGGGGTTCGTGCCGCCGAAGTAGTCGATCGTGATGACGTTGGCCGCCGGGGCGCCGTTCACCTGGGCGATGGCGCCGTTCACGAGGGCCGAGTTGATCGTCTGGGCGGTGTTGAAGATTTGGCGAGCCAGGTCGTTCTTCACGTCCTTCTCAGCCCCCTTCAGCTCCGATTCCAGCGCACGAGCGAAGGCGCCCGTGTCGTTGCGGGTCAGGTGCTTCGCCTGGCCGGACACCTTGACCGTGTGGTACATGTACCGCAGGTCGTCACGGGGACCGATGTAGCGCTGGCGGTCCGCTGTCGGCAGCGCCCCCAGCTCGGCTCGGTTACCCGTTGAGGTCGAGCGACCGGAGTGGACGGACCAGACGGCCTGCCTACCGATGACATCGTCCCGGTTGAAGTTCAGCTCCGTGAGGACCGGGTTCGAGTTGTTGATGGCGTTCCGAAGGCCGGGCCCGTAGGTGTCCTTCAGGGCCGCATCGAAGTTCGCTAGGGACTGGGGCATGCCCTGGAACGTAGCACCGGGTTTACACGCCGATGCTCACGAGCGCAGGCCGAGAGACTTCCTCGCACGCTTGATGGCCTCGGCCAGAGACTGCGGTTCACCCTCGGGCCCCTCGGTGCCAGCGGCCACTGCGCTGGAGCCGCCCAGGCCACGGGGGAGGTTGTCCCGCTGCGCCTTCTTCTCCTCCTGGTACCGGCCCTTCTCCGTCTCGATCAGAGCGACGTAGTCGGCGTGGCCGGCCCGGTACGCCTCGGCGATATGCCGGGGGTCCCAGTCGTCAGGGTCGAGGTGCCGCTCGGCGAACTTGCGGATGGCGTCGTCCACCCTCGGGTCCTCGATCCCCAGCGCCCGGCG